CGTCAGTCGCCTTCGGGCTAATGTGGTCATTCCACTCTGAGGAGTCTAAGAAGTATCTAGTTACTAGGTCTATGTCCTTAGTGACGTTTGCAAAATCTAACATCTGTTGTTCTAGGTCAAAGATAGCACTCATATAGCCATCTCTTTGATTAACCAGTCTAGGTAAACACGGGCTTTACGCAGATCCTCGACACCGTTCTTGTACTCGTATCTCCAGAGGTACTTCAGGCAATTGCCCTTGAGGTAACCCTTGTACTCCTGCGGGTGCATAGATGCCTTGATTGCTTCGATGGCTTCGATAGCGCCCTTGTTGTAGTGGTCAGGCTGGGTTACTGGATTGTGCTTATCACTAGGGTGAAACAGTTTACCTGTAAATGTTTTGTACTTGTTAACCTTGTCCCACTCTTCTGGTGTTGCGTCATCTATTGATCCGTTACTCATGTTCTTCCTCCAAATCAAACTTCCAACTGTTGATGTTTACTTTGTCAGCAAACCTTTCAACTAGATCTTCGGATGTAATCTCTAATACTTCCATTATAGTTACTTCATCATATCGTGATGCAATACGCTCAAGTAATTCGTCAAGAGTTAGCACCGTACTTCCCCCGTAGATACGTCATAGATACAGGCATCTCATCAAACGTGCCGTTATCTACTTCGTTCAAAACCCAAAGACCAGACCAAGATCCGTTTGTTTGTGGGTTAAGATACTGCTCATCATGTTGATAGTATATACCAGCAAACAGTGCGGTCATTCTTTTTCCTGCTGCGTTTCTGTCGAAGGCAATGTCTCTGTCCTGTACGTGTCCCATGATGCATGACATATGTTTCTTTTGGAGCAGTAGCTTTGCATTTGTGACTGGGCGGCCCATAACACCGCTAGTAAAAAAGTGACAATAAGCGACACCATCCACAATGATAGGCTGAAGATACGGAAGAACTTCCCAACCGCGCAGATTAAGATCTTCATAACTCATCAGTCCTTCTAGCTTTGCATCGTTCTCTACTGCACGTTCGATGCGTTGTTCGTGATTGCCTAGTGTAAAGATAAGACGCGGCTTCCATATCTTTTTTCTACGTTTACGCAGCCTCTGTTGTTCTGCTCTGATGCAGTCCATGAATACCTGCATAGCTTCGTTGCCTGCCTCAACATCAGCAGAGTAACGCCTACCTTCAAAGGACTTCTTACCTACGTCATACGATGACAACGATGGCATATCCCAGTGATCACCTAGATGTACAATAACGTCAGGCTTGACAGCACAAGCATACCTACCAGCCCACATCATATGGTCAATGGGATGTTCTGGTTTTATCTGAGTGTCAGGTATTACTAGATGTCTTGTCATCTTCTCCATCCTGTAGGTATTGTTTTAAGAGTGTACCAACGGAATCCATGCTTCTCTGCCCACTCTTCCATTGTGTAGCGTGTACCATCCTTTCTTCGTTTGGCTCCCGGCATTGGGGTGCTTGGTCGTTGGAAGAGAAATACCAACTCCTCCGTCCAGCTAAGTGCCTCTGCGATAATGACATACTTACGTGCCTCTTCAGACGTACGGAACCTACCCTTTGCTTCTATGTACACAGTCTTACCACGGTGTGTGTAAACAAAGTCAGGCTCGTAGTGTTTAGGAACTACATAAAAGATGCGTTGTTCTGGATGATACTCACAGCCCTGCATAATCTCATGGGCTTCTTTCTCAAACTTAGAATCATACTGTTTCATATGCTGCTGGAGTTAACTCAGGTAAGTGAGTTGGGGGTTTAGTTGAACTGGGTTGCTCTCTTGTCCTAAAGAAACCTTCATACTCTGGGTACATCTTCATAAAGCGTCGAGCATACAGCGCGGTGTAATTGTTGTTCAGTTTGAATTGTGTAGTGCCGTCACCTCCCGCATCTTTCTCCCAGCGGATACGCTCAAAGATTGCCTTGCAACTGTAATTGTTAAATCCTCTTTCAATCATTTCATTGGTGAACTGCACAAATAGATCCCAGACTTCTGGATGTTCTTTGTGAAAATTAGCGCACTGCTCTGCTATTTCATCTCGTCTGCTCATTTAAATCTCCGTTGGCTTGGTGTACCTATCGTCAGGTGAACGTAACAAATACAAAAGGCTAAGACTTTCTAGCAGTCTGTCTTCATCTAACTCGTTATCCCAGTAGTGAGTAAGACAAGTGCTGTAGCACTCCCATTCAGTAGTACAAGGATCAATGATCTTGTCTGCTTTCTTAGGACCGATACCATGTATGCCCGGTATGTTGTCAACACGGTCGCCCATCAATGCCTGCTTATACAGCCAGCGCATAGCATCATCAGGGTTAAATGCATTTAACTTTTTCTTGGTGTAGTCATACATAGGACAAGGAATCTGTCTGAAGTCTTTGTCCAACGAACAGATGATGGCGTTGTGATCTAGCTCAGTAGCCTTGATAGCAATAGCATCATCAGCTTCCATGCCGTTAACTACTTGTGCGTTCCACTCTGACACCATGAAATCACGGAGCAGTTTCTTGTGAACAGGCACACGTTTCTCAGTACGGTTACCTTTGTAGGGTAGGGTAACAGCAACCTCGTCCCTGAAGTTGCCCTTACCAGTTAGGTAGATGATGCTGGATGTGTAGTGGTCAGATAAATCTACAACCATCTCAGACAGGTAGTTGTCTAGGGTCTGCACTGCAACGTCTTCTGACTCCTCGTCACAGGCAAACCCCACACGATACACCAGCATATCACCATCAATGAGTATCACAGAGCTTCCATCTCTTCTACTTCTGGTGCGTACTCAACAACCTCATCAATTACAAGACGCTTGAGTGTGGCACTACGACCCTTCTTCTTGAGGTATTCCCAATCGTAGTATCCGATAAGGCACTTAGCTTTAGAACCATTACCCACCACAACCCCTGACTCTGGGTCATCCATCTCATCTCGTGGAGTGCGGCCCTTGATGAGCAACTCTGTACCGTCTGGGTTAAAGGCTCTGTACTTGTTGTTGGATTTGCAGGTAATGAATTGTCCACGCTCATCCCCCTTGTTGTTAATAGTAAGACCCATATCTTCTAACGCAACAACAGCAGCATCAGAAAGGTTACATAGATCAACAGTAAACTTACCAGCCAACTCATTCTTGTGAGTCAGGTTAGGCCAGAACAAATCACACTTGATCATTACGTTGGGTGCTTCATTAGACATAATAGCATATCTCCTGCTAGTTAAACTTACCCTAATATTATACCACATAAAATAGAATTGTGCTAGTGGGTATCAGCCCAACTATTACCAACCCTATACTCTCCGTCCAATGGACAGTTCAGTTGCAGGACTTCGCCTGCGAATACCATTGCGTTAACACAAGACTTACCAATGAAGTCTGCGTCTTCTGGTTTACATTCTATCTGCCACTCATCATGTACCTGTGCAACCAGCTTGAAGTTAACACGCTCCAATAGATCGTACAGTATGACGATAGCTTGCTTCATCACCACAGCGCCAGCGCCCTGTAGCAGTGTGTTCAGTGCGGCGTGTTCTGATCGTACACGTATGCGTCTACCATCAAGACCAGTAAGGAATCCTGTCTTGGCATCTGCCATAGTCTCGTTACGTAAGTCAGCAAGTGATGGTGTGTTCTCTAGGAACGCTTGCTTCAGCCTCTTACCATGAGCAGCACTACCACCTACGATACTACCAATCTTTGCATCTCCTGCACCGTACAAGAACGCATAGATAAATGTCTTGGCATCGTCCCTGTTGTCCAGACCTGCGGCCTTCTGGTTAGCTGTGTGTATATCACCAGTGAGTATCTCGTTGGTGTATTTCTCATCGTCCATGTAGTGAGCCAGCATACGTAGCTCAAGGCCACTAGCATCAGCACCGACAAGTACGTGACCATCAGGGACAGTAAACAACTTACGACATTCCTTACCATACTCAGCCCTTACAGCAGGCACTTGAGCCATGTTCGGATTGGAGTGCGCCATCCTTCCGGTAACCGCTCCAATGTGACGGACTCGCCCATGTATTCTCTTGTCTTCTTCAACTGCCTTAATCCACGAATCCACCTGTGACGCTCGTTTCTGGCAGAGAAGATAACGTAATATAATCTTTGCTTCGGGAATGTGAGTCTGCTTCTTGAGCGTTTTCTCATCCACTTTCGGTTTGCCTGCGGGAGTGAGTTCCTTCCAAACTGCACCCTTACTAGCAAGACGCTCTGCGATCTGTTGTCTACTACCGACGTTGAATACCGTAACTTTGTCCTTGAGTCTCTTCTGTGTTTTATCACTGATCCTTTCCTCCACTATGGGTGGGAACACACGTTGCAAGTCACGCTCAATCCTGTGCATACGGGTAGTCAGTTCTTCGTACAGTTCAACAGCACCGTCCTTGTCGAACTCAAACCCGTTGTCTTCCTGATCCTTACAGATGAACGCTACGCTGTGTTCAAGATCAACACAATGCTTAGTAAAACCAAACAACCTTAGCTGTTGTACAAGCGCATCGTGAAGTCTTTCAGTAACGTCCACATCTCTTTTGCAGTACTCCACCATCTCCTCAGATAGCTCCGACCAATCCGAATGATCTCCTTTAGGGAAGCCGAGCCTACCTCCCCAAGCAGCCAAGCTGTGACCACCATCCAGATCGGGATGAAATAAACGTGAAAGTACCAGTGTGTCCACAACTCTGTCTTGAGGTATACGTATACCCCATAACCTGTGAAGCACAGGAAGATCGTACCCGATAACATTATGCCCGCAAACCTGTCCACCACGCGCCAGTTCATCCATCAAACTCCTTCTAGATAAATGGGTCAAGTGAGCTTCGTTCGATCTCTTTGTAACCACGCAGTGTACTTTCGTAGGGTTCAGGCCGTCTGCCTCTATGTCTAAAAACACAGTATTCGTAGTAGGCGAGATCAAGCTTCTGTCTTTCTGATAGTTTGTTACCACCATCCCTCATCTCCCTGTTCTGTTCCTGTGTCATAATCCATTGTCCCATCTTCGACATCATGTATCTCCTCTAGATCACTAAGACTAGCATAGTCTATGTTACCTATTGCTGTCAAATCATCTTCAACTAGGAACCGACTACACTCGTTACACATATCAACGAACTCCCCACTGCCGCTGAACTTCTTGGTTAGCTCGTAGTCTGTTAGTATCTTATCACAAGCAATGCACCTCATTCAAATACCTCAGTCAACCTACCTGTATCCTTGTTGTACATCAGCGCAGTAGCTGGCCCTGTCATACCACTGAACCTGTTCTTCAGCACACGCACGTTGGTAGTGTTACGTACCATAGGATCTTCTGCCTGAGCATTACGTTCTAATCCTAACACGATGTCACTGAGTTGTGCAATAGCGGCACTGCCACGTAGCTGACCAAGGCTGGTGTACGCACCGTCCTCATGTCCCTTGCCTTCAGGTCTACGTAGGTGTGACACGATGAACATGGACACACGCATCTCCTGACAGAACATACGTAGCTTGGTCATGATCTCGTCGATAGCCTTACGCTCGTCACCGTTGTCCTGATCTGACACCAGTATGGAGATGTGATCCAGCACGATGTACTGCACACCCAGTACCTTGATCTGGTATCTGAACCGTGCCAGTACGTTCTCTATCTTGTTGGAACCAAACGTATCCCACAGTACCACACGGTCATCAAGGTTGAGGCTGTCGAACACTTGGTCTACCTCACTAGCTGAGTAGTCACAGCCCGGAAGGTGTATCGGTTTGTTGATCTGTAATCCTACTAGACCACGGGCAGTACGATCAGGTGTCTCCTCAAGGAACGCTAGTCCTACCCTGTCTGTAGTCTGCGACAGTATGGAGAACACTAGCTCACGCATGAACGTAGACTTACCCAGACCAGAGCCAGCACAGATGGTGACTAGCTCAGTCGGTCTGATACCAAACGTCATGTCATCTAGTCCCTTGTATGGGTAGCGTACCTCTGCCTCCTCCAATGGTTTCTTCAGTGACTCACGCAGAGAACCCAGCATCACCATGCCGTCAGGTGTGTAGGTCTTTGCCGCCCACCAACGCTTGACAAACTCCTCCTTGTCACCGTTCAACAGGTAGTCACACGCATCCTTGTGTTCACCATGATGGAATATCCTAGCCTTGCCACCAAAGATGTCAGCACATTCTAGAGCGGCAGATCGACCATGCTCGTCATTATCAAAGCAGAAGATAATGTGATCGTACTGGTCGAGAAAGTCGTAGGCTCTGCGACAGTCAGCAGCAGCACCTTGGGCACCATTACGAATAGACACAACAGGATACTTACCACCGAACATTTGATAGGATGCCAGTGCATCGAACTCTCCCTCCACTACGGTTATGTATTGACCACCACTAGGGAACAGATGCTGACCGTACAACCCAGCCTTCTTCCAATCCCCACTGATCTTGAACTGCTTGTCTGGATACCTAGTCTTCACAGCCACTAGCTCACCAACAGGATCATGATAACCAAACAGAATGTTACCCGCCTTCTGCTGTGCTGAGTACGCCGCCATTGTGGTAGCTGTCAGACCCCTATCCTGATAGCCCCTGTATGGCTCTGTGAAGGCCGCTTTGTCGAACCCTTGTCCGGGTACTACTCGTTCCTTTATGTCGCTCACAGAGCCTCCTGTGTCCTCTGACGGGGTGAACTTAGCACAGGCAAAGCAGTAGCTAGACCCATCATCATTGTAGGACAACGCATCACTAGAACCACAGTCATTGCATTGCTGGTGCAGTTTAACAAACGTCATCAGTGTACTACCTCCGCATCTCCGAACACTTCATTGTAACGTGCCGTTATCTGGTCGTCATCATACATCTGTTCAATAAACTCACGCTGTAGTTTAATAAACATCTGAGATATTTCAACCAACGTCACCTGTTGGAACTCGTACTCAACTAGCTCTTCAATCATTTGTTCTCGTGTCATATGTAGTTCCTATGTATTAGTAATAGTATTAGTATTAGTATTAATAATAGTAATACTTAGTTATCTATATAGAGATTATACCACACTCCACAATAAAAGTAAGATGTATTATTCACACTGTTTAATAATTCTGTGCTTCTCCCCGTAGTATTCCTGCACCTCCACATCAAGAAGGCACAGGAACTTCTCCAGTTTACCTGACCGGCGCAGCTTTCGCAGAGCAGTAGCTTCTATCTGTCGTACTCGCGCACCTGAAATACCAAGCACATCACCTATCTCTTTGTAACTCATACCACCTCTCATGTTAGAACCTCATCATTGATCTGTCTTTGAGCTTGACTAGCTTACCATTCTTACCACAGTACAAGTCAACAAAGATGGCAGTCTTCATTGCTTTCTTACTGGGGAACACCATGTACTCAATGCCGTTGTCTGGTTTGAAATCACGCAGACGTTTGACCACACTATAGATAACCATGTCGCCCACATTAGCGTATTCATTTTCTCTGATGTAATAACTCATAGCTCATACCCTCCAAAGGCTTCGTCTAGTCTGCGGTACACATTCTCTGTCCACTCGTTAGCACTGTAGTCAGAGATAACAATCATAGGCTCACGCTCTGACCCGTTGTTGTAGATCAACGAGAAGAACCCAAGGTAGTTACCACCCTTGTCGAATACTTCAAGCTGATCCATCTCAGTCTGCGCTAAGTTCTTGAGGATGTTAGCTTTGTTGTTACACCCCTGCACAGATAGTTCCTCACCGTCCCACACTGACACCCTGTTGTCATTCTCAAGGCACATGTCCGTAAGCTTCTGAAGAACAGGCCGCTCGTGTGGTGGTGCGTACTCAGGTAACGCTGTATCAAATTCAACAATCATACTTCATCTCCATGATCACTATAGTGATAGTCTGCATTGCTTATCTCATCAGAAATAAGATCGAATATATAACTAGTGTTGATCCAATTAGTGATATCAACTCCACGCGATTTAACTGATACCAATTCAACTAAGTCCTCCTCGTCACCATACACAAGGTATTCGATGGTTGCATACAGAGTCATCCATTCGCAGTCTAACTCCACATCCATCACCTGATTACCATACATACTAGCTGTTCCCATTGTTTCTCCTTAAATGCATTTAACATTAATGATGTGTGTAACTTACGTTCGGTACTGCTTTATCCCAACACGCTCGACACTCACCACACTTGTTGTCCTGCTTAGGTGCGGGGCATACAAACGAGTCAGTAGGGATTCTATTCCTATGTACTGTCGATGTCAAATGAAACCGCTTTGGTGGAGGCCCATCAACCATAGCCGCAGACACACGCACGATCAGGTTGTCTGGCATCTCACCACTGTACTGCGATACATACTTAGCCTCACGAGTAGGCAACCAGTGTTTAGTCTCAGGTGTGCGCTTCGCTACCTCCACGATGTTAGACAAATGCCACACACCTTGGATGTCACCTGAGTCATGCCACCTAAAGTACGGCGCTTTGTTGATAGCTATCGCCATGTTCTCCACCCAATCAGGATGAGAAAGAGCATCAAGTCTACGCTTCAACGCCTTCTTAACATTAGGGAAAACGTAGTTACCCTTGCAGGCATAACAGTCCTCACACACAGACCCCTTCACCTTCATCAGCTTGGAGCCAGTGTGACAGTTCTCCGCTGGTGTTGATGTGGATCTGCACGGAACCTTGCTTGGGTTAGCTAGTCCACCCACTGCATCTCTTGCATCAGTTAGTCTACTCATAACATCTCCTTTAACTCCTTCTTGATACGCCTCGCATCATCACCACGCCACGAGGCAGCGTTCGATAGAAAGTAAAGCACCACACTCCTACCACTGTCAAGGTAATAGTCATCGTCAATGCTGGTCAGGTACTGCATGGCGTCAAGGTATGGCTGTGCATACGGCGACACCCTCGACCACGTAGCGTTAACGTCCCGCGCTATCTCATGAATAGGTCTGCTCATAACTTACTCCTCCTAACTTAACATCCCTTTGTCCTGATTCCATGATGCCTCTGACACAGCCATACAATCCAGATTCTGTGGCATTACTTTAAGCATTTCTCTTGCGGCAACACGACATTCTTTCTCACTCCCCCTGAACACAACATATGCTGGTTCAAAACTAGAGTGGCTCCATTGCAATACAATCCACTTCTCATCTTCACTGTGCATATCAGCCTCCAGCATTTTTAAATGCATTTAAGTTTTGATATGGCAGAAAGTTATACCTCCACCATGCATATATTATCGCATGGAATAATATCCATGTCAAATAGACGCGCCTAGCGACGCTATGAGAGGCTCTGTATGGCGCTGTGAGCAACGATAACAAAAGCAAGGGCAGGGTACTGGGTAGGAATAGAACGTCGCTGAGAGAGCGATACAGAGAGAATTACGGGCATAAAAAAACCCCACCATTGCTGGCAGGGTTTCGGTAGGGGTTAGGTTAGCTTGTCAGCTCAGCGTAAACGATAAGCAGAAAGCAAGCTATCAGAATTAATCCCATGGTGTCGTTCATGCGGAGAGGTCAACAGTAACCAGAAACGCGGCGATGTCATCCTTGGTGTGCCCATTGTTCAGCGCGTCGCCCATGAACGTCGACCATAGCGTCGCCAGATCCTTGGCATCGTTGGCGGTTGGTTCGGATCCTTCGCCGTCGCCTTCAGCTTTGCCAGCACTAGGGATGCGGAGCGCCTTGGATAGTGAGTCGATACCCTTTGCGCCTTTATCCATTTTGGCTTTGACTACCTTCTGACCGGCGGCGGGTGTCTTTACCTTGTGATACTCGCACAGTTTGGCATCTAAGCCGGTGGCAACCTTTAGGATCGTTCGCACCATTGAGGCCATCGCATCTTTCGAGCCATCAGTGCCGGTCAGTGTTTCCTTGTATCCTGCAATATAGTCTTTCATGTCCTGCGCGGTGTGGATCTTCTTCGCATCGTCCAACAGTCGAACGGATAACAGTGCGGATTGCTCATTGTGGAATTTACCAAACTGTCGACCAGCGATGAACGGTGCGCTTGTGTTGGATTGTACGTTTTCAGCTTTCATATCTATCTACCTTTAGCAACAGTGCGGAATAGCACCATGCACACAGTCTGAGGCTTCGTTTTTCAAATGTCAACAGATAAACAGAAAAATCTTAAATGCATTTAAGTCTCGTCATAGGCCATGAGAACCCATCAATGGCGCTGTGTTGGTCGATGGTGTTGGGGTATATGTGGACCTTCATTGACTCTCATTCTGCCTAATTCTGCATTGATCACCATAGGCCGGTTCTATTTTGACACCGGGGGAGGGGAATTTTGCAGTTCTGCGCGCGGTGG